CGCACTTTACTTTAGTGAAGATGCAACTGCTTACGGTGGAAATAGTAGATATGAAACAGGTGTTGTATATCGTCTTAACGGTAATCAAGTTGCAGATTACGCAACCTACGCATCAGGATTTAATGCTGCTACAACACGTAGTGTTAGTATCACGGTTGCTGCTGATGCTCCTGCTACCCTTAATTACGTATGTGGTGCTCATCAATATATGGGTTCAGCAATCAATGTTAATAACGGAACTCTATCATATCAATGGCAGAAGAAAGATTACGGAACAACAAGTTGGAATAATATTACTGGAGCAACCAGTTCTACATTCACAACTGATGCTACTACACAAGCAGATACAAATGATGAATTCCGTGTTGGTATCACATCTAATGGTGCGGTTCCTGTTCTATCAACTTCTGCTGTTCTCACCGTTAACATCGGTGCTACAACACTTAGTTCCTTCACACCTACACAAATCTTTGACGACGACTAAATACTCTTATGGCAGCAAATGCAACCTATAACAGCAGTAATAATGTCCTAACAGTAACTGGTAATGGTTTACCTTTTCCAGTAACTTCGGGAACATTTCCTAATGCCAATAACACAAATACTATTACATCATATACTTTCAACCACAACTTTGTTCACAGAGGTGGATCAAACACGTCTAATTCTGGGGTTGTCAGTCTGGGTGCTATTGGTATTGCTGCAAACGGTGTCGTCTTCTTTAATCCTAGTGCAGGAAATGATGGATCGCCCCCGTCAGGATTTTCCTACGTGGCAGCGGGTATTAGTTCTGCTCTTAATTATGGAGAAGATAGTTGTGGTGGTTATCCTGAGTCAACTGGTCAGTACCGTTATAACGACAGCGACTTCTTAGATTGTTGGAATAACAATCAGGCGATGGCAGGATATAATGATTATTATGGTTCATCTCAATATAATGGTGATAATATTAGACATCCTGATGGACACTCTAAAATAATTGGTTATGCTTTTGACGGTTATCCTGTATATGGTCCTTGGGGATATACAGATCCTAACAGTAATGTTACATCTGTTATCAGAATGTCCTCTGGATGGACAGTAAGGAGCGAGGAAGCACCTAGTAGACCTGGTTATAGTGGAACATACCCCGCAGGTGTGTTTATGGAAGACTGGGAATACACTGGTGGAACAGGTAAATTAGATACACACAATGGTAGATATTGTGTGACACCTGAGTATCCTAGTGGTACTTTTGCATATTTTCTTACCGAAGATGTTTCTGGAAATCCTGTATTTCCTTTTATGATGGGTCTGACCTCGAAAGAGGCAATGTCAGTTCCTGCAAATAGTGGTTTTACACAAACTACTGGTGGTGACAGTGGAAGTGGTGATACTCCTGCTCAACCTCCTACTCTTGTTATAACAAATCAACCAACAAACGCTACTGTTCAAAGTGGTAATACACAACAGTTTAGTTTGTTAGCAGAGATACAACCACAAAATGATACTATTGCGTATCAGTGGCAAGTATCAACAGATGGTGGATTTGCTTGGTCTAATTTGACTGGTGATACTACTGCAACTTTAACAGTAAATGCTCAACCATTTATGACGGGTTATCGTTATAGATGTGTATTAACTGGTCCAGTTGGTTCATCAACACAAGCACAAAACTCACCTTTAATAAGCAATCTAGCGATCCTTACTGTAACAGGTTCTGGAACGTCTATAGATTATTCCTCTATCCTTAAATTTGACACTGGTATTGGAAAGTACGATATGACTCCAGTTACATTTGATCGGGATAATAACAATCCTGACTTTACTAGACAAGATGTAAATTTGGATAATACGTCAGAATCTTTCGATATGACATAAATAAAACTGTAGAAAAACCCCCCTACTATGGCTAAGCAGAATGTAAACGTCGGTGTATCGGCAAATGATGGTACAGGAGATACCCTCAGAGACGGTGCTATAAAAATTAATAACGTTATTAATGAGTTATACACCCAATTAGGTGATGATACTAACTTACAAATTAGTGTTGGATCACCATCAACAAACCAAGTCCTAAAATGGAATGGTTCAGTATTTACAGAAGGTGATCTGGCATCATCTAATTTAACAGATATAGACCTAACGAGTATTACGAATGGTCAAGTATTGAAGTGGAATACAGCAAACTCAAGATTCCAACCTGGTGATGACTTACAAGGTAGTGGCGGTGGGGGCAGTGCCATTACTAATTTGACTAACAATGGTTCAAACAACGTTGTTATTTCAACTCATCTTTTACCAAACACCGATAACACATATGACTTAGGTAGTTCAGCACTTAAGTTTAGGGATTTATATCTATCCAGTTCTACTATTTGGATGGATGATACAGGTATTTCTATAGGATCAGACCAAGAAGTTACTCGTAGAAAAAGAGTAGAACATACTGTTCATAGTATAGACACAGGTGCAACTCGTACTATCACATCTAAACTAGCATCAGAGAACTCAACACAAGAAGAAGCACTTCGTACACGTTTCAGTGCTATGAAAGTTGGTACTGAGTTAGAGATTGAAGATTCTACTGGTAATAAAATTGATGCAGCATTTGCATCATTTACTGCTGAAGCAGGTGCTACTCGTGGTAGTGTTACAGTTACCGCTACAGGAACTGCAAACCAAACTCAAGAACTAGGTGTAGCAGGTAATGTTAAGATTTCATCTAAGAATAAATTAGTTACTCAAGATGAAGATGGTGTTGTAGATCTTGCAGGACAGAAACTTAAGTTTGATACTGGTAAAGAATTATCATTTGATTCTGATGTATTAGAACTACCTGCTGCTGCTTCTATTCGTTTTGGTGCAAGTGGATCTACTAAAGAACTTAAGTTTGATGGAAACAATAACTTAGATTTACCTACAGGAACAGATATTCGTTTTGGTGGTGATGCTAATAAAGCAATTAAATTTGATGGATCTGGTAACTTAGAAATTCCAGAATCAGCAGAGATTAGATTTGGTAGTGGTGGTACTAAAAAATTATCACTTGATGCAAGTAACAACTTAGAATTAGCAGATGGTGCTGAAATTAAGATTGGTACTAAGAGAATAAAACTTGATACCAACGGTGAATTACAAGTTGCTAACGATGGTTCAACTTTTGAAGACGTTGATAGAGGATTCAAACGTCAAGGTACAAGTGCTCCCGCAGGATCAACTCCTATTAAAGGATATAATAATGCAACTGTATATAAACCATCTCCAACACTTCTATATGTTTTTAGTGCAGTTGGACAATCAAACTATACAGTAAACGGACCTGGATTACCATCTGGAGGATCAACAGATCCTACTATAATTCTTTATCGTGGATTTACATATGATTTCAATAATACTACTGGAGCATCTCATCCACTAAGAATTCAGTCCACAACTGGAACATCAGGAACCCCATATACTACAGGTATTAGTGGATCTAGCACTGCTATGCAGTCATTTACAGTTCCATTTGATGCACCTACCACTCTATATTATCAGTGTACAATCCACAACGATATGTCTGGAACATTAGAAATTAGGTAATGACAAGAACAGTCCCAGGATCAGGAGCAGTTATAGAACCTATCTTTAACAGTACGTATGGTATAAAAGACGTATTTGTTAATGATGGGGGGACTGGTTATGTCGCAGGGGACCCTCCAGAATTAAAAGTTGGAAATTGTGGAACACCATTAAGAGAAGCAATACTTGAACCTGTTATTACTAATGGTCAAATTGCTGCTGTAAAAGTATTAGATCCAGGTGAAGGATATGATCCATTTAGAATTACTTTAACAACAGCAGGTTTAGGATATGGAGCAGAGGCAAAAGCAATCCTATGGGATGCTGATCAATATGCTGCTGATGGAACATTAATAGCACCTGCGGGTGCTATTCAATACATTCAAATGTTATCGAATGGAGATCAGTATTTTAATGATCTAACCACTGCTGTAATTGAAGGTGGTGGTGGTGCAGGTGCTGAACTCAGACCTGTTACTGGATTACTTACTGGTTTATCTTTAGAAGATACTGGATCAAATTATGAGAATGGTGATATTAATATTATTGTATCTGGTGGAGGAGGACAGGGTGCTACTGGTGTTGCAGAGGTAGATGAATTTGGTATTGTTAAAGCAGTAAATATATCGAACGCAGGTGAGTATTTCCAAACTCCTCCTGTTATTTTACTCAATGGTGGAGGTGGAGGTGGTGCCAGAGCAGTTGCTACTGTAGATTTAGGTGCTATCACTGCTATAAATGTTCTTGATCCTGGTGGTGGTTTTTCATCAGAACCTTCAGTAATTTTTACTAGAAATACTGATTTAATAAAAAGGTCTAGAAACAGACAAGCATTTAACTCATTTTTATATAATATAACTGGTCTTATTAATAATGTGGGTATATCTGATCAAACAATATTTGTTGAGACTACTTCACCTTATCCTGGATCAGGAAAAATATTAATTGGAAGTGAAGTTATTAGATATACAGGTAAAACTGCTACATCTTTTGTTGGTTGTGACCGTGCTGTTAACTTTAGATATGATCAAAAAGTAACATTAGATTCACTCGCAGATGATGTTAATGGTGTCAGTCAGTATATTTTTAATGTGGGAGATCGTGTTATAAGAACTTCTGAAAGTTCTAGTAATAAGATTGCTCGTGTTTATGATTGGAGACCTGCAATAAATGCACTGTATTTGACATTTGAAGTTGATAAACTAGCATTTATTGATGGTGGATCATCTAATACATTGTCAGCAGTTATTGACTTTGTAGGAGGTACAGCAGGATCTACTGAAACTGGTGTTGAACCACACGTATTAGTAGAGTCTATAGGTGACAATATAGTTCAGTTAACAGATCCTATAGGTCTAATACAGGATAAAAAGTTTGAAGATGATGATGAATTACAAGGAGCAGGAGATGGTATTCCTGATCTGGTAAATACTAATACAGACTATGCAGGTGCAATAAGTCTTGATGGAGGTATTGCATCATCTCTATATGGTATTGAGGAAACATTAGGTGGACAAAACACTTCATTGTTCCAAGTTGGAGACCAAATGACAGATGCGTCTCTTCCTGCTAGATCACCAACTGTTTCTATTGCAGGTGCTTTAGGTGATGGAGATGCACACGTTGCAACTATTGAGTTTACTTTCCGTACAATGAATAACACTAATGACTTTGTTCAGAGTGAAACAATAACAGGAAGTTTAAGTGGAGTAACAGGAACAGTTGAATCTTGGGATGCAACTACAAAGAAACTTGTTATCAAAAATCCAGTTGCAAATAGTGGAAATTACCTCTGGAATAAGAACGAAAATATCACTGGAGGTACGTCAGGTGCCATAGGTGTTATCCAATTTATAAATTATCCATCCTATATCAGAAACGAACCTGACTAAACTACTATAAATAAAAGGAAGGTACATAGTATCCAATGGCATTACTTACCGATCAATTTAGAATTTTCACCGCTGAAAAATTCATCAAATCACTTGAGGGACCAGATTCGACTCAGAGTGACATCGCTGCGGGTGCAAATCGTGACCGTTTGTATGTTTTCATTGGTCGCCCTCAAGAATGGGATAATGAGAATAATCCTCCTACCCCTATAGACTCTTTTCAAGAGTTCTCAGACGCATATGACGATATGATTTCTATGAAGCGTGTACTTGCCAGTGACGCTATTCAAGTCGTACGTCGTATTGACTGGATACCCCCAGAACAAACTACTGGTGGTTTAGGTTATGTTTACGATATGTATCGTAACGACTACTCATCTAGTAAGACTGCTTCTAGTGGTGCTACTAAACTATATGATGCTGATTTCTATGTTGTTAACTCATCTTATCAAACATATAAGTGTATCTACAATGGAACGTCACCCTCTGATCCGAACGGTAAACCTAGTACGATCGAACCCACTGGCACTTCTACTTCTATTATCACCACTGCTGATGGTTATCGTTGGAAGTATATGTACACCATCCCAGTGGGATCGGTTCTGAAATTCTTCTCAGCAGATTATATGCCTGTTTTAATTGACAGTGCTGTTCAATCTGATGCTGTTGGAGGAGAGATTGACACTGTTGTTATTCAATCATCTGGTTCTGGATATAACAATGGTACATATGAAAATATCCCTCTAAGAGGTGATGGAACTGGTGGACGTATTTCTGTCGTTGTTGATGGTGGTCGTATTGTATCTGCAACTGTGACTTCTGGAGGATCTAACTATTCCTTCGGTAAAATCGTTGTTGATGAAGTTAATGGTATTGGTTCTGGTACAGGATCTGGTGGTGCTATTGACGTTATTATTCCACCTAAAGGTGGTCACGGATCTACTCCTGCTATTGAGTTAGGTGGATTCCGTGTTATGATCAACACCAAATTTACATACTCAGAGGGATCAGGAGACTTCCCTACTGATAATGATTACCGTCGTATTGGATTAACTCTTAATCCATTTAAGTATGGTACCGAAGAATTAGCAGACGCTATTACTTTATCAGCATCTAATGCTGTAATATTTTCTCCTGATTTCACAGGATCATTTAATACTGATGAAATCATAACTCAAACTCGTACTGTGGGTGGACAACAGGTCACTGCCCGTGGTCGTGTAGTTTCTTGGAACTCCTTAACAAAAGTTTTGAAATTTTATCAAAACAGAGTAGATGGTATATTCCCTGAGATTACTGGTAATAAAGTTGAGTTTTCTGGTGGTAACACCATTGTTGGTTCGGGTTCTGGTACGTCTGTTGACCCTGACATCAACTTCCCTGTAGTTCCTGGTGAAGCAACACGTGTCATAAACAACACGGAGTATGATTTAGGTATGTCATTCACATCTGGTTACGCCAAACCTGAAGTGAAAAAGGATTCAGGTAAAGTGATCTACATAGACAATAGGAGAGCAATCTCAAGGGCGGGCGACCAAATTGAAGACATTAAAATCGTTGTAGAGTTCTAACCAATGCCACAGAATACCAACCTCAATATAAGTCCTTATTACGACGACTTCAGTGCTGCTAATAACTTTTATAAAGTTCTTTTCCGTCCTGGGTATCCGATACAGGCAAGAGAATTAACCACGCTTCAATCCTTGATGCAGAATCAAGTTGAGTCGATGGGAACTCATATGTTTAAGGATGGTGCAATGGTCATCCCTGGACAAATAGGTTATGACTTAGATGCAAAAGCAGTATTGTTACAAGCAAGTTTCTTAGGAACAAACGTTGAGTTATATCGTTCACAATTAGAAGGAAGAATAGTTACAGGTCTTACAACTGGTATCAAAGCAAAAGTTATATTCTCTATATCTGCTACAGAATCAGAACGTGGTTACATAACTCTATACTTAAAATATATTACATCAGGTGGATCAGATAGTGACACTAGAACTTTCACTGCAAATGAACAGTTAGTTGCTGATGCTGAACTTACTTTTGGATCTACTCTAATTGAAGTTGGCACACCATTTGCACAGTTGTTACCTACAACTGCTACTGCTGTTGGTTCTACTGCTACAGTCGCTACTGGTGTATATTTTATACGTGGTTATTTTGTTGATGTAACTGAGCAAACAATTATTCTTGATCAATATACAAACAGTCCTTCTTACAGAGTTGGATTAGAAGTATTTGAATCTATTGTAACTCCAGAAGATGATCCATCATTAAACGATAATGCAACTGGAACATCAAACTATTCAGCACCTGGTGCACATAGATTTAGAATTCGTTGTTCATTAACAAAGAAAGTTATTGATGATGACACAGATAAAAACTTTATTGAACTATTGCGTATTAATAATTCAGCAGTAGAATCATTTGTAGAAAGAACAGCATATAATGAGATAGAAAGAGAACTTGCTCGTCGTACATTTGATGAGTCTGGTGATTACAGTGTCAGAGAGTTTGATCTAAGGATGCGTGAGCATCAAGACGATGGTGAAAATAATGGTGTATATCTTCCAGGTAGAACATCTCCAAATGGAATTGCATCTACTTCTGCATATTATGCGTTAGAAGTATCCCCAGGAAAAGCGTACGTAAGAGGATTTGAGATTGAAACCCTAGTTCCTACTTTTATTGATGTACAGAAACCAAGAGATACAAAAGCATTACAAAACTCTATAGTTCCATTTGAACTCGGCAATTATATGCTGATGAATAATGTAAAAGGTTCTCCTATAGTTAATGGTAATAATGTAACAGCAAACTATCAGGTTCTTGAGTTTAGAGATACTGCACCAGGTGGATCATTATCTGGAGCAGGTGAAGTTATAGGTTATGCACGTTGTGCTGCATATGAATATCATAGTGGTACTAATGTAACATCATCCGCTACAGTATTTAAAACATATATTTTTGATATTCAACCACTAACTACATTCCAAATGTCTGCTGCTGTGACTGCGGGACAAGGTGCTGTTATTCGTGGTAGAACATCCAGAGCAAAAGCATTTGTTGTAGATGCTATATCAGCACAAACTGTATTTAAAGTCTATCAAGTATTTGGTACATTCCGTGCAGGAGAAGTTATAGAAAAAGATGGTGTAGAAATTGGAACTCTTACAAATTCATTTAGTTTCCAAATTACAGATGCTAAAGGTGTAACTGGTAGAGATCCAGATACAAATGCAATTACATTTGCAGGAGATCTACTTCTTGATCAGGAAACTATTATTAGTGGTGTTAACTTTAATATTAACGGTACTACCTTTACAGGTACAAACTCAAACTTTACTCTTGATTTACGTCCTGGAGATGTTCTAACACCAAACGGTGTGAATACATTCTCAATGGATAAGATATATCCTATATCTGCAAGTACAATAACAAATAATATTACATCTGCTTTAAATGCAAGTGGTACTGCAAGTGGTTTGAGTAATGGCGACTACTCATTTATGGTTCGTCGTAGAGCACAAGTATATGATAAAGAAACTGCTGATCTTCTAATTGAGATGCCTAAAGAATCTATTAGAAGCATCACAGACGAATCAGTTATAGTTGCAAGATCTTTTGATGATATAACAGTTACTGGATCTAATGACTTTACAATATCTCTACCTGCTGATGAACAGTTCCTTGCGTATGATAAGGATCATTATCAGTTAGTAGAATTAGCACCTACAGCAGGTACTTTGATTGATATTGAACCTAACTTATCATTTAACAGCACTGGTACTCCTAGAACATCTTTAACAGTTTCTGGTTTAACAGGTGTTACATCTTGTCGTTTAATTACTTCTGTATCTAAAAACCAAGCAGAGAAGAAGTTAAAGAACGCTACAGAAATGGAAGTGATGAAGATTGAGAAAACAAACATATCTTCTGACGCTCCTAAGTATGGTCTTTCTTATGGATCATTATATGGTACACGTATTGAAGATGAAGAAATATCTTTGGGATCTTCTGACGTTTATAAGGTACACGCAGTATATGAATCATTAGATGACCTTTCTGCAAAGGTTCCTTTCATTACAATGCAGGATGCTACTATCTTCCAGAAAGGTACAATTATTGAAGGACAAACATCTAAAGCAAAAGCACGTGTTGTAAACTTTAATTCTGTTTCATATATCTGTCATTTTGTATATGAGAACGATAAGTTTTTCCAACTAGGTGAAACTGTACAAGGTTTCAATGCTAACAATGTAGTTATTAGTGGTATTATTAATGACGCTGATGGTTCTATTGAAAACGGTAGTAAAAATATAACAACATCATTCTTCCTTGATCCTAACCAACAAGGACATTACTATGATATTTCAAAACTAATTAGATTTGCAGCATCAACTAAACCATTAAGAAAATTAAAAGTTGTATTTAATAGGTTTGTTCACGAAGCAACTGGTGACTATTTCGCATCTGAATCATATGTTGGTGTAGATTATGATGACATTCCACAGTACGTTGAGAACGGTGTTGCAAAAGAACTTAGAGATGTTCTTGATTTCCGTCCAGGTGTAACTCCTGTATTATCTGGATCAGGAACCATCGGTGCACCATACTTTGTTAACTGTGCATCATTAGACTTTAAAGATCGTAGTTTTGCATCAGGAGGCGTATCTAATAATGCTACTGTTATCGATATTCCTAAACCAGAATCTGATTTCCGTTGTGACTACGATTTCTATCTTGGTAGAGTAGATAAAGTATTCTTAACTGATCAGCAACAATTTAAAGTTGTTAAAGGTATATCTGGAGAACAGCAAGAGATTCCTGCAAACATTGATAATGCAATGTTACTAGCAACTATGGTTCATAGACCATATGGATATTCTCCAGAAGATGTAAGAATCTCAAGAGAGAATAATCGTAGATTCACTATGCGTGACATCGGTGCTATTGAGAAACGTGTTGACCAATTAGAATATTATACTTCTCTTAGTTTGCTTGAATTAGAAACAAGTTCATTACCTATAAAAGATAGTGATGGATTTGATAAATTTAAAAACGGATTCCTTGTAGACAACTTTACAAGTTTTGATTCTACAGATACTACTCACGAAGATTTTGGTGCAGCGTTAGATTTCCAAGAAGGTGTTTTACGTCCTTCTCACTACACTACAAATGTATCGTTAGAGTTTAGTACTACACAATCTAGTGGTGTTACTGTTCACGATACAGGTACAATTACAAGACCTTATACAGAAACAAGATTTATTGTTCAACCTTATGCTTCTAGAGTTGAGAATGTAAACCCATTTAACGTATTTGCATACATTGGTCGTCTTGATTTATATCCATCATCTGATGACTGGGTAGATACACGTCGTGCTCCAGATAGAATTGTTAATATGGAAGGAAGTTTTGAAGCATCAATGATAGCAAGTGGTGCTGATACAAACACTGGATTTGCTCCTGTACAATGGAACTCTTGGAGAACTAACTGGTCATCTACAACAACATCTTCTTCTACCTTACATATGCGTGGACGTGGTATTAGACAGATTACATTTAATGTAAGTAACACAACAAGTTCACAAACTAGACAAGGTTTAAGAACTCGTATTACTCCTAGAATTGACCGTCAGTCATTAGGTGATCGTGTTATTGAAAGAACTGTAGTTCCATTTATTAGATCTAGAAATATTGCCTTTAAGATTCAACGTTTAAAACCTAATACAAGATTCTACTCATTTATTGATAATGTAGATGTAAACTTCTACACATCACCAAGACTACTTGAGGTTATTAAGAATACTGTTGAGGATATTCGTACTAATGATACACCATTTGTTGTTGGTGAAACTGTTGTAGGACAGACATCACAATGTCGTTTAAAACTTGTTGATCCTAATCAAGGATTTACTGATGGTTTATCACCTTATGATCAGAGTGAATTACCTACATCATACGCTTCTACTACTGGATTCATTAACATTGACACTAGAACAATGTCAGATACAGTTGCAGGTACATATTATGGAAACCCATTAGAAGGAGAAATTCTTGTAGGTGCTACATCTGGTGCTCGTGCTGTTGTTAAACCTAAGAGATTAGTTGCTAATACTAATGGTGATATGGAAGGTATTATGTGGATTCCTAATCCTGCTGTTAATACCAACCCAAGATTTGCTACTGGTACTCGTGTTATTCGTGTAACAACATCTTCCACTGACTCTAGAGTTCCTGGTGAAGTTGACTCTGCTGCACAACACAACTATGTTGCATCTGGTGTTATCGAAACTCAGCAACAAACAATTCTTGCAGTTAGAAATGCTGATGTCGTAAGAGACACAGTAACACAAGATCGTACAGTTAACAGTACATCATTAACTGTTAGAGATACTGGATGGTATGACCCTCTTGCACAATCATTCTTGGTTGAATCTAAGGGTGGTGCATTCTTAACAAGTATCGATATTTACTTTAGAACTCGTGATGAAAGAATCCCTGTATCTTGTCAGATCAGAGAGATGGCGAATGGTTATCCAACTACAAAAGTTCTTGCTTTCTCTGACGTAACATTACTACCATCTGATATTAACTTATCTGAAAATGGTACAATACCAACTAAGTTTACATTCCCATCACCTGTATATGTGACTGAGAATAGAGACTACTGTGCAGTTATACTTTCTGACTCCAATGAATATAAACTTTGGATCTCAAGAATGGGTGAAGATGATGTTACATCTGATAGAACAATATCTGAACAACCATATGCAGGTGTTTTATTCAAATCACAGAACGCATCTACTTGGACTGCTGATCAATATGAAGATCTTAAATTTACATTATATAAAGCGGTATTTGATACAGCAGGATCTGGAACTGCTTGGTTCAATAACGCAGAACTTGCAGAGGGTAACTTTGGTATATCAAGACTAAGATTAGATCCTATAGAAACTACAAAACCAGAGATTAAAATAATACTTGCAGACCACGTTGCTAACTTTACAATCGGTGCTGAACTTACACAGACTGATGTATCTCCTGCTCCATCTGCTATTGTTCGTGAAGTTGTACAAGGTGTGTCAGGTTCATCTAACGCATACTTAATACTTGATGATGTTGTAGGAACTTTTAGAGAAGGTGTTGCATCTGGTTCTAGTTTCATCTATAGACTTGTATCCTCAAGATCTGTTGGTACTATTACATTAACTGGTGTATCTGGTACATTTGCTACTGGAACAGTAGTGACAAATGGTACTGGTGGTTCTGCTATGGTTACTGACTGGAACGCAGGAACAGGAGTTGTAACAGTTAAATCAATTACAGGTACATTTGCTGATGGAGATGCAATTACTCAGGTGATTGCTTCTGCTACAACTGGATCAGGAACTATTGGAACAAGTGGTACAAGTTTCCAAGGTGATGATATTAATGATTATCCATCTGCTCCTATCTCATACTTTAACAGAGCAACTGAAATTAAAGTACGTCATTCAAACCATTGTATGCACGATGGTTCTAACTCAGTATTGATGAGTGGTGTTAAATCTGAAGTATCACCAACTATAATAGACTCTGCATATCATACAAATGGTATTACAGCAAGTGATGGTGTTACAGGTTCATTCCAGTTACACGTTATGGATGGTGCTGCATTCCACACTGTTATCAACGGTTCTACAGTAGGCACATCTAATAAAGGTTATATCCTTATTCGTGATCCAGAAATTCCTAGACAACATTTTGAAATTATTGAATATACTGGCATATCTGGTGACGGTAAAATATTTACATTACCATCAGGTTCTCGTGGACAAGCAAGTACTACTGCAATAGCACACAGTGCTAACAGCATAGTTGAATGTTATAACCTTGACGGTATTCCTTTAACAGAAATCAATAAATTACACACTGCTGTTGGTAGTCCAACACTTGATACATATAAACTTCAAGTATCATCAGTATCTACAGCAGGTATTGTAAGTGGTGGTTTTGATGTAGTTGCTACACAGAACATACAGTTTGATCAACTATATCCTCAGTTACAAATGACAGTATATCCTGAGACAGATGTTGTTCCTAGAATTAACTCAGTATCTGGTACATCAATACAGGATGGTAACAATGTAACTCAAGCGTCATTTATTAATGATGGTATTTACTACGATATGATTCCTAATGAGGATAATTATCTTGACGAACCTAAGATGGTTTGCTCACAAGTAAATGAAGATGCTAAATTATCTGGTTCTAAATCATTGAACGTACAAATGATAATGACAACATCTAATGCAAACATATCTCCTGTTCTTGACACAGATCGTTGCTCTCTTATTACTACTATGAACAGAGTTAATGACCTTGCGGTTGGTAGTAACAACGCAGAGAGTGCTGTAGGTGATCTTGATGATGCAGTTTACGTTACTAAGGTAATGAATCTTATTAACCCTGCTAACTCACTTAGAGTAAGATTTGAAGGATGGAGACATCCTGCTACAGAGATAAAAGTTATGTATAAAATTGTACCTGTTGGAACTACAATTCCAGTCAATGAAATAGGTTATACATATTTTAATGGTAATGGTCTTGAGGACAAAACAATTCAGAAAACTGAAAGTCTTCTTTATAGAGATTTTGAGTACACCTTCGAGGGAACTGAATTTACGATAGCACAGGTTAAAATTATTTTAACTTCGTCTAATCAGTGCTACGTCCCAGAGGTCAAGAACCTTAGAGTTATTGCACTTAGTGATCTGTAATGAAACCAAAATACCAGAGAGTCGAGGGTCATCCAAACTTAATACGAGATTCCTCTTCTGGTGCTGTGCTAAATATTAATGCTACTAATGGTAGTGCAGCAAAAAAACGCAAGTTGAAAGATGACGAGTTTTCCGACCTCCAATCTGATGTAAGCGTGCTAAAATCTGAATTGACTGAGATCAAATCTCTATTAAAATCATTCCTGGAGAAAAACCAATGACTGTAGACACACCTGAGACAATGGACGAGAAAGCACTTCTCGACGATTTTAAAGGTAGGTACACTAAACTACGTGATGAAAACCAACAACTCGTAGCAAAAGTAAAAGATAACGAGACTCAAATGCTCAAATTGCAAGGTGCTATTGAAACACTCGAATATCTAAAAACTAATACGGTAGACGAACTAACAGCAGAATAGCGTCAGGGACATTGAGTCCCTTTCTATTTTGCTTATAAATATCAAAGAGGCAATAGTGTCCTTAATAAACAATGGCAAATAGACTCCAATTAAGACGTGATGGTGCTCAACAGTGGGCAAACATCAACCCTATCTTGGCACAAGGTGAACTTGGCATCGAGATTGATACTTCACGTATCAAAATCGGAGATGGTGTAACGCCTTGGAACTCTCTTAGATATGAGAGACCAATAGAAACTGAATCAAACGCTGCTAACACTCTCGTTAAAAGAGATGCTGACGGTAACTTTGAGGCGGGTGCTATTAGTGCTACGTTAATTGGAAATGCTTCTACTTCTACAAGACTTGCATCTGCAAGACAAATTCAATTAACAGGTTCTATAACTGGATCAGGTTCTTTTGATGGTTCTTCTAACCTAAACCTTGCTACAAACTTAGAATTAGTTACATCTCTTCCACATTATAATGCTAACGATCCTGATGCAACTGCTCTATATTCTAGAGTTCAAGTTGATTCAAGAGGTAGGGTTGTTGGTGCTAGTTTAGCATCTACACTTGCTGAGTATGGAATTACTGACGCACAAGGATTAGATAGTGACTTAACAGCATTAGCGAACATAACCACATTTGGTATGCTTGCTAGAACTGCTACAGGACAAATCACTACTAGAAACTTAACTGGTGGTGCAGGTAGAATTATATTTACTACACCTGATGGTGTAGCATCTAACCCATTTATCGACCTTGCTGATACTGCGGTTGTTGTGGGTTCATATAATGTTGAAGCATTAACATCTGTAGACGCTAATGGTGCTAATGGTGAACCATACGGAACAGAAACTGTAAACGCATCTAAATTTTCTGTTGACAGATATGGAAGAATTACACAAGCAACCGTTGTACCGATTGCCACTGCAACTGAAGGTTCAAAGTATGCAACCTATAATGCAGGTTCAACATATAATAGATACGATATTCTGGAGAATGCAAGCAAAGTATATCAGGCAATAACAGATATTGGTGCAGGACAAGGAGCACCTACTCATACAAGTGGAGATGTAAGTAATTGGAGATACCTCGCTGCTGCTGCTACAGAACAGAAAGGTTTAGCATCATTTGCTCAAGAAGATTTTGATGTAGATGCAAATGGTCACGTTACTATTGCAGCACTTGCAGTCGATAACACTCAAATGCAAAACAATAGGGTGGGATTTGCTGATGGTAATACTGTAGAAACTTTTGAGTTAGATCAAGAATTAACAGCGACAACAGGATATAGAGGATTTAATTATCTTAATTATGTTACTGTAAATGATACCAGTGGAAATTTATTATTTACTGCTAACAATGTAGATAATACTGGTGCAGGTGGAGTAGACATTAATGTTGATACTCATATTAGTGGTGCACTTATAAAACTTGACAGACCTGGAAACACACCTCTACAAACAATAGAACGTTCATCAGGTTCTTTAAAAATACATCATAATGTAAACTCTTCTGTAAATAGAACTCTTGACATTATTTCAAATAATGCAGGATCAGGAACATCAGTGATAAACGTAACATCAGATGATGGTATTGTTATCACAGCAACTAATGTTGCTTCAAAAGTTCAAGTAGAAGATTTCTACTTACAGCAGAACACTATCGGAACCAGTGATGCCACTATGGTATTAGATCCAGGTGACGATGATGCTGCAACAGGTTTAGTACAAGTACGTGGTAATCTACAAGTAGACGGAACTACTACCACAGTAAATAGTACAACAATATCGGTAGATGACCCCATCATTACTCTTGGTGGAGACACTGCCCCCACTACTGATGATAATAAAGATCGTGGTGTTGAGATTAAATACTACGATACTCAGGCACGTGTTGGATTCTTTGGTTGGGATGAAGATTATGCTAACTCAAATATTTGGTCAGGTACAGGTGGATATAGATTCTTATATAATGCAACTAATACATCCGAAGTTTTCTCTGGTACTGATGCTCCTCTAATTGCAGGTAACTTAGCACTTACAACAAATACAGGTTCTACATCAACTACAACTGGTACATTAGTTGTAACTGGTGGACTTGGACTTTCTGAGAACGCACACGTTGGTGGTACTGTTACGATTGCAGGTCAATCAGAAATTAATAATAACGTAATTATTAAAGCAGATAACAAAGAATTTGCAATACAAACTGCTGCGGGTGTAGATAAGTTTACAGTTGATTCAGATAATGGTAATACTATTATTGAAGGTACATTAGATGTACAGTTAGAAACTGAAATCACAGACAATTTAATTGTTACTGCCGATGCAAAAGAATTCAAAATCCGTACTGCTAGTAGTGTTGATAAGTTTACGGTTGACACTGATAACGGTAATACAGTTATCGAAGGAACACTCAACACCAAACAAGGAGTAGACTTTGATTCAACTCTAAATGTAGACAGCGATGTTACTTTTAATGCAACACTTGATGTTGATGACGATGTAACTTTACATAATGATTTCTTGATGGACACTACTGGTAAGACATTTACTCTTACAAATGGTAGTGCACAAAAATTTCAAATCAGCACCACGAATGGTAATACCGATATTGAGGGTACTCTAAATCTAGGTAATTTCTTCCATCACGAGGATGTTGATGTACCAACTATAGGAACAGATGCTCAAGACAATTTCGTCATATCTGGTGGAGATTACGGGTCTTTCCGTTTTGATGGTGGTGGTTACATTGAAGGTGACACTCTGTTTAACTCAGATTTATACATTAACGGTTCTATTAACCAAAAAGACTTAGGAACCACTGAGACATTCAGTACACAGAACTATCTACGTGTACGTTATAAACTTCGTACAGGATTTACTGCTGCTTATACTCCATCTTATGCTACAGATAATACTTCAAACTTAAGAGTTTATGGTGGTGCAGGTATTGCTACCGACCTTTATATTGGTGATGACCTTTATATTGGTAAACTTAACTCTGGAGACACAACAGAATTTACAGTTCTTGGAGAGTCTGGTAATACAACAATAGGTAGAACTGGACAAGGTTCAGCAACAGTAGGAACACTTACCGTCCACGGAGATGTTACTTTAAATAGAGATGTCACTTTAAATGGTGCACAGAATACCATCGGTGACGCATCTGGTGACGCATTAACGGTAAATGCTACGTCTCAATTCACGGCACCCGTCACCCTGAGTTCTGGACAAGACCTTAATGTTGGTGGTAATGCCATAGTTGATGGTAACTTAACAGTTCACGGTAGTACAACTACAGTAAACAGTACTACTATTACTGTGGACGATCCTATCATCACACTGGGTGGAGATACTGCTCCTGCATCTGACGACGCAAAAGATCGTGGTGTAGAGTTTAGATATTATGATTCAAATGCTAAACTAGGATTCTTCGGATGGGATGATTCAGCACTTAGATTTGCTGTTTATCACAATGCTACTAATAGTTCTGAAGTATTTTCTGGTACTAGATCTGGTATTGATGCAGGTTCTATCAAATTATTTGATACTACAAACGCAACTAATTCTTCTACAGGTGCTCTTATTGTTGGTGGTGGTGCAGGTATTGGACTAGATCTACAAGTTGGTGATGATCTTATAGTAGGTGACGACGGATCGTTTGGTGGAAATGTTGATATTACTGGTACACTCGATGTAACAAATGACTTTAGAGTTAATACAAATAAATTTACGGTTGCTCAATCAACAGGTAATACATTAGTAGCAGGAACCTTTAGAGCAGATGGAATATCTACATTAAATTCCACTGTTAATATTGTTGGATCAGGTTCTAATCTAACTGTTGGTGGTACTTTGGGTGTCACAAACAATACAACGCTCTCAGGGACGCTAGGAGTAACGTTAGGGACGACTTTAAATAACACCCTAGATGTATCTGGTGTTACAAATATTACTAATACTTTAGGTGTAACTGGAATAACAACTCTTACAAATTCTACCAATGCAACTCTTGGTGGATCTTGGGCATCTAATGGTGCGTTAAGAGTATCAGCAGGTGGTTTATCTGTTGCAGGTAATACTGGTATTGGTGGAGACTTAAAAGTATATACAAACAGTACAATAGATGGAACTCTTGGAGTTGGTGGTATTGTATCATTAACAGAGAAACTAAGAGCAAATTCTACTGCACAGGCAACTGCTGCAAACAATAACGGTGCTGCAATATTTACAGCAGGTGGTTTAGCAGTTACTAAGAAGGCATATATTGGAGATGACTTTGACATTGGTGGAGGTAGTTTTACTGTAGATGGACCATCAGGTAACACAGTTGTTGGTGGAACACTCGATATAACAGGTGGAACAACAACCCTATCTTCAATCATTGCTACTTCTACAGCAAACTTACAATCAACCTTAAACGTTGGTGGTGGATTTAACATCAACACTAATAAATTTAACGTTGCATCTGCAAGTGGTAATACTGATATTGCAGGTACACTTGATGTTGTACAGGCAGTTGACTTTGATTCAACTCTGAATGTAGATGGTAACGCAGACTTTAATTCTGGTATAGATGTCACAGCAGGTGCTGCTACATTTGCAGGTCTTGTACAAGCAAATAACGTAACAGATTCTTCTGCATATAACGATAGTGCTGCTTCTGTACATACAGATGGTGGTTTATCAGTTAAGAAAAAAGCATATGTTGGTGATGACTTATCAGTTGGTGGATCAGCAGGAGTTAAATTTACTGTTGACGGACCTACAGGTAACACCAATATTACTGGAACACTTACTGTTCAAGATGATACAACTTTACAAGGCACACTTGGAGTCACAGGTCAGATCACTGGTAACGTAACTGGTGCGTTGACAGGTAATGCAGATACTGCATCTCTAGTTGATGTCACAAACACAACAGGTTCTAACCTTACATTCTTCCCAACATTTGTTTCTGCTACAACTGGAAACACTGAAATAAGAACTGACTCAGATAACTTTAAATATGTTCCTAGTTCAAATACTTTATCTGTAAGTAACTTTGTTTGTTCTACAAACTTTGAAGTTCAAGGTAATATGAACGTTACTGGAACTATTACGTTCCAAGAGTCACAGGTTGGTGACATTAGTAACCATAATACAGATGCTCTTACAGAAGGATCTACAAATCTATACTTCACAGATGAAAGAGTTGATGACAGAGTTAACGCTCTAATCACAGGTGGTACAGGTATTACTGCTACTTACGATGATGCAGGAAATATCTTAACCTTGAGTGCAACTCAGGCAGATATTAATACTGATAATATTACTGAGGGATCAACTAATCTCTTTACTACTGCTGCTCGTACAAGAACTCACTTCACATATGGCACAGGTATCACTCACTCTGGTGGTACTCTATCTGTAACACAGGCAGACATCGATACTGACAACGTTACTGAAGGATCAACAAATTTATTCACCACTGCTGCTAGAACCAGAACACACTTTACATATGGAACAGGTATTACACACTCTTCTGGTACTTTGTCTGTTACTCAGTCAGACATTGATACAGATAATATCACAGAAGGATCAACCAACCTATTCACCACTGCTGCAAGAACTCGTGGACACATATCAGTCAGTGGAGATCTAGGATATAATTCTTCTACTGGTGTAATATCATATACTATTCCTTCAACTATTGCATCACTATCTAACCACGATACTGATGATGTAGCAGAGGGATCAACAAATCTATACTATACAAATGCTAGAGCAGATGCTCGTGTTGTTGCAGGTATCACTGGAAAACTTGATGCTTCTGCAATCAGCACATTTGGTCTAACACTGGTTGATGACGCATCAGCATCTGCTGCAAGAACAACTCTTGGACTTGGATCTGCTGCTACCACTGCTTCAAGTGCTTATGCAACTGCTGCACAGGGTACACTTGCTGCTTCTGCTACACAACCAGGTGACTTGTCAACTGTAGCAACCAGTGGAGCATACAATGATCTAACTGGCAAACCTTCATTATTCTCTGGTGCATATAATGATTTAAGTGGCAAACCTACACTAGGCACTGCTGCTGCGACTGCATCAACTGCATACGCTACTGCTGCCCAAGGTGTCAAGGCAGACTCTGCATTACAAGCAGAGACAATTACACTAGCACAACTCAAAACTGCTGCTGCGAACTCCGCTACTTATGCTGCGTTCCAGTCTGCAATCGCTGCTTTATAATTATGAACAAAAAACCATTCCCACTTAAATTTGTCCCTTTATTATTTGTACTGTGTTGCATAGCATCACTTACTATAAATGTGGTACCCGTACTTGCTAATCACTTGCCAGTGATGTATGTACAAGTTCCTCAATGGGCAGATGACTGGGCAGTGTGTGCTGTAGATATTCCAGATGCTAAATGTCATTGGTATGTTATGGCACCCGACAATACATTCGGTGAAGGATTCGACTGGGAGAATGCTCCTTGGTTTGATGCTAATGGATTAAATGATGTCGCTCCTATGCAAAAGGAGACTGTAATGGTTAAATTACAAAAGCACTAATATGGCAACTCCAAATAGTAAAGCAACACTCAAAGAATACGCACTTCGCAGATTAGGTAAACCTGTACTAGAAGTCAACGTTTCTGATGATCAAATAGATGATGCTATCGATTACGTAATCGAGAAGTTTCAAATCTATCATTACGGTGGTGCAGAAAAAGTTTATCTAAAACATCAGATGAGTGCTGCTGAAGTCGCTGCGTTTCAAGCAGATAGTACCGAAACAGTAAATGGTGTTGATTTTAAATATCAAAATAACTACTTACAATTACCAGATTATATAACAGCAGTGAATGGAATCTTTACTTTCCAAGATAAAGGTACTGCTAATATGTTTGACATTCGTTATCAGTTAAGATTGAATGACTTGTTTGATTTTACATCAACACAGTTCTATCATTACTATATGATTCAGACTCATCTTGAGACTATTAATTTCTTATTAGAAGGAATGAAACCTACAAGATTTGCACATACAACAGGTCGTTTATATATTGACTTTGATACCCAGACTGATATTCGTGAAGGTGAGTATATTGTTATGGATTGTGTTCGTGCATTAGATCCAGTTAACTTTACAAAGATCTATAATGAGATGTGGGTTAAAGATTATACTACAGCAATGATTAAGAAATATTGGGGAACAAATTTAACTAAGTTCCAAAACGTTCAACTTCCTGGTGGTGTTACTCTAAATGGTGAGAAGATCTACAGTGATGCTGTAGAAGAACTTCAACAGTTAGATGAACAACTTCGTAATACATACGAAACTCCACCAATGGATATGATTGGATAATGGCAACTAATTCATACTTTACACAAGGCACAACTGGGGAACAAGATCTTATAGAGAATCTTGTTATAGAACAGATAAAGATGTTTGGAAAGAATGTCTTCTATATGCCTAGAACTTTAGTAAATGAAGATACAACATTTACTGAAGATGCTTTGTCTAAATTTGATGATGCCTATGAGATAGAAGCATATATTGAAGATCCAACTGGATTTACTGGTGATGGTGATCTCTTTACTAAGTTTGGTGTAAGGATTTCTGATCAAGTTACGTTTATAATATCAAGAAAAAGATTTACAGAAGCAGTTGATGACAATGCACAACTGATTGTAGAAGGAAGACCTAACGAAGGAGACTTGGTTTACTTCCCTATGGCAAATAAAATATTCAAGATTATGTTTGTTGAGCACGAACAACCTTTCTACCAGTTAGGAAAGATCCACGTATGGGGTCTTAAGTGTGAACTATTCGAGTTCAGCGACGAGCAGTTCGATACAGGAGTTACTGCAATCGATCAAATCGAACAAGACTTTTCTGTATCTATCACTGTCAATTTTGCTACAGGTGGAACTGGAGACTTTACAGTCGGTGAGATAGTAGCAGGTGGAACCTCTAATATTACAGCAGAGGTTAAGTCTTGGGATTCTGCTAACAGACAGTTACAAGTCTTTAATAGAACTGGTATATTCACCATACCAGAAACTGTAACAGGACAGTCATCAAGTGCTGCTTGGACGACTGCATCATATAATACCCTAAATAATACATCAAGCGAATATGATTCTAATAGTTCGTTTGAGACCATCGCAGATGGTATCATAGATTTTTCAGAGGGTAATCCCTTTGGTGACTTTGGAGGTGCAAATTAATGTTAGGTACATACACATACAACGAAATATTCCGAAAGTCAGTTGTGGCATTCGGTACTTTGTTTAATAACATAGAAATCCGTAGAAAGAAAAGTGCTACGGAATATGAATATATGAAAGTGCCATTGGCATACGGACCTAAACAAAAGTTTTTAGCAAGACTCCAACAAGTAGGAGATTTAACTAGGAAAGATGCGACTCAAATTACGCTTCCTAGGATTTCGTTTGAGATTTCTGGCTTCAATTACGACGCAACCAGAAAGGTCTCCCCAACACAGAGAGTTAGGACTGCTGTTGGAACTGACCTACAAAAAGCGTTTATGCCAGTACCGTACAACGTTGACTTTGAGTTAGCAATACTATCAAAGAATCAAGATGACGGTTTACAAATCTTAGAACAAATACTTCCATACTTCCAACCCACATTCAATATCACTGTACAACTGAACGATCAGTTACAGGAGAAAAAAGATTTTCCCACAGTTTTAAATACAATATCTTACGATGATGATTATGAAGGAGATTATACAACACGAAGAACTTTAATATATACACTAAGTTTTACTTGCAAAACATACATCTACGGTCCCGTTCTTGACGGTGAGAAAGACCTTATACGTAAGGCAATCGTCGATACTGCTACTGACAGTAAATCTAGTGCACCTCGTGAAATGAGATACACGGTCCAACCAGACCCACTCACCTCTGACCCAGATGATGATTTTGGTTTCAACGAAATATACAGTGAATTCAATGATGGAAAATCAAGAAATGCAACCACAGGAAACGACGAGTAAATTCGACGGTATCGAGGACGCTCTTGATGTAGAGACATCCATCGTTAAAGATGAGAAACCTCCACTAACAAAAGTAGAAGATACACCTGCAAAGCAAAACGAAGCAGTTAAAAAAGACTACGAATATACTCGTGGTAATTTGTATTCGTTAATTGATAAAGGACAGGAAGCGGTAGACGGAATCCTAGAACTATCACAACAAACAGATTCACCACGTGCCTATGAGGTAGCAGGTAATCTAATTAAGAACGTGGCAGATGCCACGGACAAACTAATAGACCTTCAGAAAAAGATGCAAGAACTCGATGAAGGTCCAAAAGGTAATGTATCAGGTAACGTTACTAACAACACAATGTTTGTTGGTAGCACTGCTGATCTTGCAAAATTCCTCAAACAGAAACAGAAAGAGGATAAATAGTAAAAACAATCTTGTGTCAAAAAGTCGATGTCTGTATTAAATGTCTTAGATACTACGACAGTGAGTGGTTCAGGTACTGCTTACATCGTCGTTAAAAGTGGAGTTGTACGTGCATATGCTGCATCTGCATCAACCATAAAGTTTGATAGCGGTCCTGCTATTACACTTGCAGCAGGGGAAGCAGTTTTGCTTTCAGTAGGTAAATCAAAAAATATCAGTATTACTGGTGGAACTAATGCCAATGGTGCAGTATTTACTGTTGCAGGTGGTGGACACGGTACAGGAGCAGGTGGTCGTCACAGTTTTGCTGTAGGAGATTTTGTTCAGACTATAGATGGTGGTGACACAAATGGTTTTGGAACAGACTTTGAATCTGCTGCATCAGCAGGTAAGAAAGTTACAGCAGTTGGTGACATAACAATCACTACAGATATTGATGCGTCAGGTGCAGGTTCTGCATACACAATCAGTGATGCTGATGTAATTGCTAACACAGTACCTATGTTGCAAAGAACTGTTAAACTAACAGCAGGTTCTGCTGATGTAGTTGTAGAACAAGTACAAATTGTCGGAGGTTAATCCGTGGAAATGAATACTAATGGTCAGTGGGTATGTGCTCATTGTGGTTTGACATCACCTCAAGGACACTGGAGACCAAAAACGTGGATGGAAAAACACGAAAAAAATTGTCCAAGAAATCCTGATAATAACAATGACTAATCTTCAATCATTCCAAAACTATGCTGAATCTTGTGGTTGCGATCATAGTGACGACAAGAAAAAGAAATCTAAAATTACTAAAGAAGAGATCATAAAAGAATATGGTGATCCTAGAGTAGGAGCACGATTAAAACTTGCTCGTGCGATTGATTCAACGTTTAAAAATAAACCAAAGTACAATAGTAAGCGTGCTAAACTTTCTAATGCTTTGAAGATGTCGTCTATAAAAGCAGACACTAAGAGAAGACAGCAGAAAGAGAATCCATATTCAGCAGGTAAGAAAGTGAAGATGGCAATAAGATCTATGAGTGAAGAAGGATATGATAGGTATAAAGATAATATTGTAATGGCAGGTGGTGATCCAAGTTCACCTAAAAAATCTGATGCAACTACTGCTAACCATACAAGAAACAATGAGACTGATGCTCAAAGAAAAGCACGTATGTTAAGACAGCAAAAGAATAGTGCTAAAGCAGTTGAGATGGTTAAAAAAAGCATAACTGATAAGTATGGTAAAGGTGCGATAATGGATGTAAGTAAGAAGAAAAATGAAGAGGTACAATTAGGGGAGGGTAAAAAGAATTGTGGATGTGGTCAAGATCCTTGTATCACATACGGAAAAGACAAGAACGCACACAAGATGCCTGATGGAACTGTGATGCCTGGTAAGACACACAAGGAAGAAGTACAATTAGAGAAAGTTAATTTAAAAGATAAGTCTACTCAGTATGCTAGAAGCACTAAAGAGGTAGATACTGCAATGACAGATCACGTCAATAGAAAGAGAGGAACTCATTACGGTAAAGATGGTAAGGTCACAGAAGTTGGTCGCTATCGTAAACCAAGTAAGAGAGAAGCAAGAAATGAATTGATTAGTATGTACAAAGAAAGTAGAATGACTAGCGTTAATTCTATGCAGAGTAAATTATATGCTAAGAATAATAGTATGGGTAGAGCAAGGACTGATGATGAGATCAAGAAAGAAAAAGGTGGACAAGCATTTCTTGATAGAATCAAAGCAGCAAAAGCAAAAATGAAAAGTGAAGGAACTTCTTATGGTCTCTACAAGGGAACTGGTAAACCATCAGGTGCTATGGCAGCGTTTACTAAGAAAACTAAAAAGAAAAAAGAAGTAAAAGAAGAAATGGGTAATATATCTCACACTAAAAGTAAGAAAGGTGGGAAGACAATTATAAATGTGAATAAAAATGATGAGGCAGATGCACAGAAAGCAATGAAGAATGATCCAAAATACATTCTTGGTAAGACTAGAGTGCAATCATATAAAGAAGAATTTTATCAAAAAAGATATACTACAGGTGGTTATAAACCTGTTGGTAAAAATAAAAGAATGGATCAGTCAAACAAAAGATCTGGTGATAGTAAAGCACAGCATAGAGAACTACATAAGGATCTTGCTAAGTATGGTCACACAAAGACAGGTAAGGCAAGCAATCTTAAAAGTGGTTTAAAGAGTTTCAAGGAATCTGCTTGGCAACGTAAAGAAGGAAAAAATTCTAGTGGTGGGTTAAATGAGAAAGGAAGAAAGTCTTACGAACGTGAGAATCCTGGTTCAGATCTCAAAGCACCTGTGACAGGTAGTCCAAAGAAAGGTAGTAAGGCAGATAAAAGACAAAATAGTTTTTGTGCCAGAATGGGTGGAATGGAAGGACCTATGAAAGATGAGAAAGGTAGACCAACTCGTAAAGCATTAGCACTTAAAAAATGGAACTGTCGTAAGTCATAGATAGTGTAACAGAAACTTTATTATGCAACCTGACGTTATTGATTTATTTCCATCTACAGTTCTAAGATTCAGACACGATGACTCTGATATAGAAACTGAGTTGGATAATGTTATAAGTGAAGTACAAGAGAAAGAGCAATTAGTTCTCCATTTTGGAGACGATCCTTCCAAGCAAGATCATTGGAGGGATTTTTTGTGTTCATATGAATTACCTAATCTAGAATCTTATATGGCAGAGTGTATCAATCATTATATTGGTCATACTAATTGGAAGATACCTGAGTCGTGGTTGAATATATATCCTAAAGGTTCTAATCAGAATCAACATATGCACCCTGGATTTGAGTTATCAGGATGTTATTACCATAAGACAAGTCCAGAACAAGGTCTAATTAATTTTCATAGTCCACTTGTACAGGCAAGAATGGATTGTTATGGTACATATAAAGAGATGGCAGTAGAAACATTCCCTAATACTCTAATACTATTTCCATCTTGGTTAGAACATTCTACAACACAGAACCAATCTTTAGATCAAAAGTACTCTATAGGGTTCAATGTAACTATAAACAAAACTGGTGAGTTTCCATTACACGGTCAGTGGTATGGAAATCATACTATAATACATAATCAAAACTAATGGTTGTCTGGGGTGTCATCTGGATGGTAGGAATACTTGTTGTATTAGTTACTTGGTATATCGTCTATATACTAAGGATGGCATTTATGGAGATGAACGATGGGAGCAATGGTTCCACCAAGCAGGAAGAGTTGCTACAACTTCCGAGTGACGGAGATAAACCGAGTAGTTGATGGTGACACTATCGATGTTACTATTGATCTAGGTTTTGATCTATACAAAAAAGAAAGGGTGAGAATAGCAGGAGTCGATACTCCTGAGAAACGCACTCGTGACTTAGAAGAGAAAGCATTGGGTATAGATGCTACTAATTGGATGAAAGAAAAATTAGAGGGTGCTATTGATGGAGAGTCTGAACTTACTATACGAACTGAACTCAAAGGCGGGATGGGTAAGTATGGGCGTTTGCTTGGTTGGTTATATATTGGTGATGCTGAAGTATCGCTCAACGAACAAATGATAACCGAAGGATATGCTTGGGCATATGACGGTGGAACAAAACAAAAAAACTTTGAGGAACTACGTGAGATACGTAGATCATTTGGCACACTTGTAGCAGGTTAACTGTGACAGAAAATCTTTGTGATGCGTTAGCGGATCTAATTCGTACGAGTATTGATGACTTGCCTGATCTTCAGATCAAGGAAACAGACCATAGTGTAATAAAGCACGAGAAAGTGACTATACACAATGAGATGTGGAAATGTAAAGGAGTAAGGAAATTACATCTAGAAAGAGCGAATACTGACAAGATAGAAATTATTCATTGTGTCTTCTATCCAGATCCAGAATATTCTTTACCTATTTTTGGTTGTGACATTATCCAAACGCCTACAACTATTACTGCTGCTATTGTCGATGTGTCTCCTGTACACGGGATGGATCTCGACGATCAACTCTCTGTAGTTAGTAAAAAATATAATTTTAAAGATGAGAGACCTTTGCCTTTATGGGCAGAGTCGATCTTTTCACCTCACTGTAAATTTGCTAGATTGAAAGATCAAGAAGCAAGAGATGATTACTTCAATGTAGTTAAAGAGTATTTAAAAATATATTGTGATGCTGTAAAGGTAGGAAAGAAAGACCCACACTCACATTGGATACCTACAATGAAAAGATTGGATGATCAAACTTGGTATTGTATATCCCAAAGAAAGAATAAAAAAACTAAAGCAGTATTATCACAGTGGTTTAATACCGAGTGGGCAGATAAATATATAAACAATGTCTTATTTGACAAACCTTGGAGTAAGAATTAATGGCAGAAAATCAAATATACTTAGGTAATCCAAACCTTAAGAAGGCAAACGTACCAACTCACTTCACCCCAGAACAAGTTGGAGAGTTTATTAAGTGTAGTAAAAATCCTGCATATTTTATTCGTAACTATATTAAGATTGTATCTCTAGATGAAGGTGTTATACCTTTTAATATGTACGATTTCCAAGAGGAGATGGTACATAGTTTTCACGAGAATAGATTTAATATAGCAAAGTTGCCACGTCAGTCTGGTAAATCAACCATTGTAACATCATATCTTTTATGGTATGTAATATTCAACGATAATGTCAATGTCGCAATCCTCGCAAACAAAGCCCCGACTGCTAGAGAAATGTTGGGACGCTTACAGTTATCTTATGAGAACCTTCCTAAATGGATGCAGCAGGGTATTGTTGGTTGGAACAAGGGGTCAGTCGAATTGGAGAACGGATCTCGTCTCCTTGCTTCATCTACTTCTGCTTCTGCTGTTCGTGGGATGTCCTTTAATATTATCTTC